TGAACTGACCGCCTGAGAGCGTCGCGGTCTGAGCGACGAGCATCATCATCACGCCCTCGCCGGTCACGTAGCGCGGAAGCGTGATGGTGTTGTCGAGAGCCTGATCCTCGCCGGACACGTCCATGTCGATGAACGGGTAGTAGAGGAGGTAGTCGAGGAAGAACATCTCGACGTTCTGTCCTGTCGTCGTGGTTGCCGTCGACGCTCCGTGAACCATGACGAGCCGGTGGAGGTACTTGCGCGCCGGCGCAACGTCGGGGCCGTGGTAGATGCCACGCCCGCCCTCGAGATCGGCAGCCACGAGCGGCTCAGAGGCGTAGTAGTTCGGCACCGGGCTTCCTGCCGTGCCCGAGAAGTCGAGCCACTGTCCGGCGATCGTCGTCACACCGGGCACCTTGCGGAAGGACGCGAGCCAGGAGCGTCCGTCGACCAGGCTCTCGGCCCAGTCGTCAACGGCTGCGAAGCCCGCCATGCCCCTTCAAGGTCGCAAAGATGTTCACGATGATCGGCTCGGGTGTCGGCTTGTCGGCCATCTCAGTCCTCCGTGATCGTCAGGGCACCGACCGCGAACTGCGGCTGGATGCCCGACGAGACGGCAAGCGACGAGTTGAGCGCACCCGAGTAGAGGATCTGCCCTGCCCCCGAGGAGGCCGTGCCGATGGCGACGTGCGTCAGTGTCTCGGAGCCCGAGGTGCACTGCGGGAACTGGATCAGATCATCGTTCGAGGCCTGGTTACCCACCACATCCCAGCCCGCAGCGTCTCGGGAGACGGCCTGCCGAGCGTACGAGCCGTACGCCGCCTCGGACGTCGTCTGCGACCCGGCCTCGCCTGGGTCACCCGTGTGGAGCGAGATGTAGAGGTTCGTACCCGCGTCCCACGGGAAGTCCACATCCTGAAAGATCTTCGCCAGGACGTCGTTCTCGGTCGTATTGCCCTTGCTCATGACTTAGCTCTCCTGGTCGTAGGTCACGGCGAGCGTGCCGTCGTCCTCGCGCTTGACGGTCGCGGAACGTGGGCGACTGTCGGGGACGTTCACGGTCACGTCAGGGACCGGCGGGGCCTCAACGGTGACGCTCGCGGGCTCGACGGTCACCTGCGGCGGCTGCACGGTCACAGCCGGCGTATTGACGGTGTTCTGAATCGCGCCCTCGGTGATGTTCGCCTGAATCGCGCCCTCGTTGAAGTTCACGGCTGGCGGCTCGACGGTCACCTGCGGCGGATGGACGGTGATGTTCGGTGGCGGCGGCGGCTCGCGCGTGCCGAGCTCGGTCACCACAGCTCGCAGGTCGATCGTCTCCTCGCGCGCCTCCCGAACCGCCGCCATGAGCTCGGCGCGAATCTCCTCGAGGCTTGCCGCAAGCGAGGCGACCGCTTGGCGCTGCGGGTCGAGCTCGGCCTCGAGCGTCTCCTTGCGCTCGGCGCTCATGCGGGCGATCTGCGTCTGCGTGTAGCCTAGATCCTCGAGCGTCTGCTCCCAGGTCACGAGTCCCGCTTGGAAGCGTTTGATCGCCGCATCGGTGATCTCGGCCTCGCTGCGGATCTCCGGGTCTGCCCATACGATCTCCGAATCCACGGGCGCATCGGGCTCGCCGGCGAACGCTCGCGCGAGGCGCATCGCCTCCTCGAGTCCCTCGCCGAAGGGGCGCATCTTGCGCACCACCTTCTTGATCAGTCCCGACTCGGCCGACTTGATCGCATCACCAGAGGGTGACTGGCCCTCCTGAATCAAGTAGTGGCGAGGGGTGCGGGTCGTGACGGCGATGTGGAGTACCTTCTGCTCGATCGCCCTGATGTAGCCGGAGAGGTCGGTCTGCTCGAAGTCGCCGAAGCGGGCGTCGGGATTCTCCGAGTACCAGAGCCGGTCGATCGCCGTGCGGAAGGGCTCGATGTCCCGCCCCGAGTCGTCCTTCTCGAGCGAGACGCCAGCCATCCAGCGCTGTCGGTGAGCGCCGAAGTAGCCCGCGAGGGCGAGCAAGAACAGGAACCCGTTGATCTGGTTCTGAATCCGGTAGACGTCCGCGATCTCCGACTCGCCCTCGACGAGTAGCCGGGGGCGGTTGCGAAGCGGCACGATCGGAACCACGCCGATCGGGTTCTCGACGAACTGATCGGGGAGTTCGACCCAGGAAGATCTGGCGACCGATTGGCCCATCCCGCGAGCACCGCCTGACACCTTCTGACCGTAGGAGCTGTTCAGCGCACCGCTGTCGGTCGTATATCCGCTTGAGCCCGATCCCACTGCTCGCTCGAACTTGTAGATCCCGCTCGGCAGATAGACGTTTGCGCGCTCGCGACCCGTCCAGTCGTCGAGCCAGATCTTGAGCGCCGCGGCGCGCTGGCGGAAGTTCGAGCCCGGCTCGTAGCCGATGATCGTCTGCATCGGATCCTCGATCGCGATTGAGGGATGCTCGTCGGCATCGGTCTTCCATATCGAGAGGTAGGACACGCCCTTGACGAGCGATTCGAGGAACGCCGTCTGCGACTCAGCGTCCATCTGGTTTGCCTGCCAGATCTCCCACGTCGCCGCGTCTGACTGCGAGTCCGTCGCGGCGCTCAGGCGGAAACCGTCGACGCGCAAGCGCTCCTCGACCGCGTCGACGACGAGGCGCATGAAGTTTGAGCGCGACTCGTCGAGGAGCATTCGAAACTCGTTGCGGATCTTCTCGGCGTGCGCCGGGGTGATGAACGGAAGCGGGTGCTCGCCCCGGTAGTAGTCATCGAGCTTGCGCATGTCGCCCTGGCGAAGAGCGAGCTCGCCCTCGAGCTTGTGGAGCCACCACACTGCCTGCTCGGACGGAGTCTCGGGCAGGATCACGCTCATGCGAAACCTCCCGCTCGGTAGCGAGGTTGCGGTCGCTTGGACTGGAACTCGACTGCGACTGAGTGAACCATCGACGCGGAGCGCAGGGCGTCGATCACGCGGACGACCTGCTTCGGCGCCGCACGGCTTCGATCAGGACGATCGAAGCGGACGCTCCCGTCTTCGAGCACCTTTGCGACTGCGTTCAGCGCATGTCGCCGGAGACCCTCGTCCCCGGAGTGCCGGAGCCAGCCCTGGCGAAGCGCCTCCATGAAGCGCTCGTAGTCCTCGACCTGCGGCTTGTTCGTCTGCGCGCGATCGACGACGAGGAGCCCCTCGTCCGAGAGCCAGGATGCGATGTCTTCGGCGCGATTCGTGTCCATGACGACCGTCGAGATCGCGTACTGCGACTGGAGCTCCGCGAACGCTCGCTTGACGACCTTCGGATCCATCGATGATCCGTCCTGCGGTGGAGTGAGGATCTTCGCCGGCCCGAACAGCCGGTACTCCGTGTCCCGCCACCAGAAAGGCACGAATGCCGTCGTATCCCAGCGCCAGCCCACGTCGAGCCCGACCCAGACCTCTGCCGTGGAGGGGATGCGCTCGGCCGTCGCAGCATCGTGCCACTCGCGCTCGGTGATCGCCGCGTCAGACTCGCGCGTCGGCATGTTGCAGGTAAAGCGCCGCCAGTGCGCCAGGTTGTAGCTCGGTGCCTCCCGCTTCGCCCGCAGGCGCTCGACGGTGATCTTCGAGAGCGGGTTGGCCTGGACGACGAGCTCGAGGTCGTCAGGATCTCCACCATCGGGGAGCGCATACTCGTGCAGGACGCTCCGCTCGCCCACGGCGCGCAGGAAGCAGCCCTCGTGCGTCACCTCGCCGGCGGTGCGGAACTGCCGCCGCAGATCCTCGAACTCGGAGTCGGGGGCGCCGGCGGTGCTGATCCCGACGAGCGTCGCATCGGCCTTCTCGAGCTTGCCGACCCACGTACGGTAGAGCGACCCCGAGCCGAGCGACTTGAGCCGGTGCAGCTCGTCGATGAGGACGAGTCCGCGGGGCTGGATGCCGTCGGCACCGCCAGCCTCGGCTGCGTACACCTGGATGTAGCCAGCCGTCGCGGCGCAACTGATCTTCCGTAGACCCGGATGCACCTTGAACTCGCCGAGCTCGTTCCGGCGGATGATCCCTGCCATGCAGGCGAAGAGGACGTTGTACGCCTGGTCGCGGGTCGCAGCCCCCACGGGAATCGCCGCCTCGTGGACGTGCTCGAGGAAGTAGAGCGCAAGGAGAGCGATCAGACTCGACTTACCGTTGCCCTCGGGAACGATGAGGAGCGCTTCGGATGGCTTGCCGCGCAGCGCGAAGACGTCCGCGACGAACTCCTCCTGAAAGGGCTCGATGCGGAAGGGACCGTCGGGGAGCTCGATCGGCGCGGCCCAGCGCTTGAAGTGCGTGACCGTGAACGCTCGCCCGGCAACGGGTTCCCTGACCTTCTTCGACGACTGCCGCGGAGCTCCTGGCCGGCGGCGGCAGTTGTCGCAGTAACTCCGCGGAGCGCCCGAGCGCTTCGCATCGACGAACATCTCGCCGCAGCCGACACACTGGCGCTCGACGGCCTTCGGCTCGAGCACGCTCGTCACAGCCGGCCCAGCCTCCCGTTGCAGGAGCGATGCGCGGCCTGCAGGACATCACCCCCATCGGCGTAGGGGATGACGTGCGCGGAGACGAACGGATCGTCGGGTCTCGACGGCTGGCCGCAGTACGCACAGACGCGAGCTCTACCGAGGATGGACGCCCGAGCCCGGCGGTAGGCGCGTGTCGAGCCGTTACGCCGGCGCTTCGCATAGCCCGAACGGACGATCACGCGGCGATCCTCCCGCCTTTGTCGCCGGGGTCGATGATGAGATCGAGCAGCGTCTCGGCCTCGTCAGGGGAGAGGTCACGGACGAGCTTGTGGTAGGCCCGTTGCCGCAGTCGCAGCGGAACATCGCGCAGGCGCACGAGCTTGGAACCACACGGCTGCGGCTTGGGAGTGATCTTGGCTGTAAGCACGACGAAGCCGCCTCTCGGCGGCTCAGGGGCATAGCTATCGCTACTGGCAGGCGGTCAGGCTGGTAGTCGGTCGCTCCCGATCCTTCGCCGGTACGATCGACTGACCGCTAGTCAGCAGAGTAACGTAGTGATCGGTCGGAACGCAACACCTGGGCCAATGGATCGGTGCCGGGGCTCGTTCCCGCACAGCCGCCGACGACCGGGATGCCTCGCAGCCTCAACGGATCGGCGTGCATCCCAGCGCCAGGGTTCACGACCTCAGGGATCGGCGCTCGTTTCGGAGCACGATGTCCCGCGAAGACAGAGACTTCCTGGTGAGAACGGAACCTCGGTAGTAACTGGCTCACGCCGCCTCCTCCACGTACCAGTCGCCGTTGCCATTCTGGCGCACCCCCGCCTTGATGAGCGCAGTGTGCGCGTTGTGCAACCGATCCTTCACCGCCGAGCGCGTGAGAAGGAGTCTCCGAGCGATCGCCATCGTGCCGAGACCGTCGACCTCGAGATGGAACGCTTCGAGCTGCTTCTGGGAGAGGACGCGTTCGGCAATGGTTCGAACGTCATGAGGGAGGGTGGAGTAGCTCATGATGACGCGTGAGTGGCTCTCCCACTTCTTGAATCCCCCCCGAAAAGG